TTTATGGCTGACTCCAAGAAACTGACCAATCACGAGCTGGCCGATCTGATCTACTCCGACCTGGATGGCGGTATCAAGTTTTCCGATTCTACCCTGTCCCAAGAACGGACGCTGGCGTTACAGTACTACTTTGCGGAGTACCCCAAGCGGCTCCATAAGGGCTCGTCTGGCTACAAATCCCTGGATGTGTTCGACCAGGTTGAAACCGCACGCTCGATGATCTTCGAGACCTTCGTCGGCGCTGAGCTACCCCTGAAGATCACCCCGGTCAAGAACAAGGTGGCGATGGCCGTTCAGGCGGACCTAGCCACTCAGTACGTCAACAATGTCCTGTTCAACCGCAACCCCGGTGAGGACATCCTGGACCAGGTCATCTTCGACGCCTTGATGAGCCGCATCGGTGTGGTCCGGGTCGATTGGGCCGAGAAGTCCCGCTATGACCGACAGACCATTCCCGGCCTGACGATCGAGCAAGTGGACCTGTTGGCCCAGGACGAAGCCATCACCGAGATCGAGATCGAAGAGGCCGAAGACGGCACGGTGACGGCTGATGTGACCATGAAGGTGGACATCTCCCATGTGGAGGTCTCCCAGGTCCGTCCTGAAGACTTCATCGTCAACACATCGGCTCGGGACATCTACGAGTATGCGGTCGCCCATCGACTGACCAAGCGGATGTCGGTCTGGAAGTCGGAAGGTTACCCGGAAGACAAGCTCCGGCTGGCCATGACCGAAGAGGAGCGTGATCAGTACGACACCGAAGAGCTGGCCCGTAACGATGCCGGCTATGGTGCTCAGGAGACCAATGGGCGCGTCAATGACCCGCTCATTACCCTGTTGGACGCTTACGCCACGATCGACATGGAGCGCAACGGCGATCCTCGTCTGTGGCGGGTGCTCATGGCTGGGACCCATGTGCTCGAGAAGGAAGAGGTAGACGACATCCCCTTCGTGGTCTATCGGCCCATTCGGGTCCCTCACATCTTCCATGGGGCCTCCTTCGTCAAGGCGATCATCCCGACCGCCAATGCCAAGACCGCACTGACCCGCTCGATCATTGACCATGCAATGCGGACCAACAATCCGCGCTATACGGTCCTGCGTGGCACCTTTGACAGCCCCCGTGAGCTGTTGGAGAACAAGTTCGGGGGCATCGTCAACATCAACAAGCCGGACGGCGTACAGCCGCTCCCACAGGCGTCCATGAACCCATTCGTGTTCGAGTCGATCAAGATGCTCGATACGGACCTGTCGGACACCACGGGGATCAGCCGACTGACCCAGGGGGTCGATAAGGACGTCATCTCCAAGCAGAACAGCCAGGGGATGATGAAGGACCTTGCCCAGGCGTCCGAAACGCGCCTTCGGGTGATGGCTCGCCGCTTTGCTGCCGGGTTCCTGAAGGAGTTGGCCTGCAAAATCTACTCCGTGGCCGTGGCCAGTGATACCTCTGAGTCGGTCTGCAAGATCAACGGCGAGGACGTCCCGGTGAAGCCCTCAGAGTGGCCCCCGGAGCTGGATGTCCGTGTCAGTCTGGAGTTGGCCCCGGAACAGAAGGATGCCCGTGTCCGCCACATCGTGGAAATGTTGGGGATCATCCAACAGGACCCGGCCTTCCAACAGACCCTCGACTACTCCTACAAGCGCAAGCTGGCCACTGAGGCCCTGAAGCTGCGCGGGTTCGAGGATGCTGAGTTGGCCCTGTCGCCCGAGCCGCCGCAACCGGACCCGAAGGAAGAGCAGGTATTCCAGCTCGATATGCAGATGAAGCAGGCTGAGATGCAGCTCCAACAGCAGAACGCTCAGGTGGCCATGATGAAGGCCGAGACCGAGCGCCTGAAGGCCATCCAGGGCCTTGAGGTTGAGGAGCGTAAGCTGGTCATGGATCAGATGTTCAAGCGGTCCCAGCTTGCTCTGGATGAGCGCAAGCAGGCGGCCAACGAGGCGTCCAGTCTGTTCGAGAAGCAGATCATGGCGCAGAAGATGAAGGAAGACCCGGAATCGGTCAAGGCCATCGCGGCTGTCAACGACTGATCAACGACCAACGGGGGTCATTATGACCCCCATGAGGAGATTATGGCCCACGAAGACGAGATGGACGACATCCTCATTCAGGGTAATGAGGCTGAACGTCTGCTACGCGATGACTATTTCAACAAGGTGGTGGTAGGTCTGAAGCATCAATACTACCACGCATGGCTAGGATCAGAATCGGTGGATGAACGGGAGCGTATCTACGCCTCGGCCAATGCCATTGATGATCTGGTTGGCCAGCTCCAGACCCGTGTGACCATGGCACACCAGGTCCGCATGGCACAACAAGCAGCCCTAGAGGGGAATGACAACGATGACTACTGAATCAGCCGTCGAACAGGCTTTTGAAGAACACGGCTATACCACCGATGGTGCGGTGGAGGCCATGATGGCAAAGTGGGGTGTGAAGGAGGAGGAGGACGGCGAAAGCCCACCCAACTCCCCGGACCGCTCCGACGAGGGTAACCAGGATGGTCCCTCGGATAAGGATGAAGGGTCCCAGGACGACGAGAATGGGGACGCCAATGAGGACGGCGAGGCCGACCAAGAGGAAGTCGAAGCCGACGATGCCAGTGACGAGGACAGCGACGACAGCGAAGAGGGTGAGGAATCAGGAACCCCCTCGGCCGCTGATGACGCGAAGGTGACCGTTCAGGTCAATGGAGAGTCCAAGGAGTTCACGGTCGGAGAGCTGAAACGCTTGGCAGGCCAAGAGGCTGCCCTGACTCAGAAGAGCCAGGAAGTGGCCGCTTACCGGAAGCAGTTCGAGCAAGGGCTAAAGGCCCAGCGGACCAGTCTGGAAACCATGTTGGAGCGCGCACAGAAGCGATTCGAGCCCTATAAGGACTTCGACTTCGCCTTGGCGGCCCAACAGTATGATCCTGAAACCTACAAGGCCCTGAAGGAAGACGCTCAATCGGCGTATGCTGACCTGCAATTCTACCAGCAAGAGCTGGGGCAGGTGCTGCAATCGCAGGATAAGTACCGTCAGGAGACCTTGCTGAAGCATGCCCAGGAAGCCGTGAAAGAGCTGTCGGACCCCGAGAAGGGTATCCCAGGGTTCAATCGCGAGCTATTCGGTTCGATGCGCGAGTATGCGATCAACCAGGGCATGCCCCAGGACGTGGTAGACGAGATCGTTGACCCGGCCGCTTGGCGGGTGCTGCACAAGGCCATGGAGTTCGACAAGCTCCAGAAGGCCAAGAAGAGTGCCAAGCCAACCGTCCGGTCCACCAAACGAACCGTCAAGACCACCAAGAGCCAATCCGGAGCGTCCGCGAGCCGCGATCGCCGGCAGTCAGATGACATGAGTCGAATTGCCAATGCAACCGGGCTCGATTCCGTCGAAGCAGCCGCTGATGCGCTTATGCGTCGGTGGCAGTCATAACCAAACCCATTCACTCTCATTAAGGAGTATTTCTCATGGCTGGTGAGCTTTTCTCGACCTACGATCAGGTCGGCCAGGCCGAGGACGTCGCTGACGTCATTTCCAACATCGACCCGTTCGACACTCCCTTCCAGACCCTCGTCGGGAAGGACAAGTGTTCGGCAATCAACCCGTCTTGGCAGGAGGACAGCCTTGCTGCGCCGTCCACCAAGTCGGCCCCGCTGGCTGAGGGCGCTGAGTACAGCCAGAGTGCGCGTACCCCGACCCGCATGCGGACCAACCTCACCGAGATTCGCGGTGACAGCTTCTACGTCTCCGAGACCTCTGACGCGGTCCGTACCTACGGCCGTGCCAAGGAGACCGCCTATCAGATGATGAAGGTGGGTAAGGAGCAGAAGAACGCTTGGGAGGTTCGTCTTCTGGGCCACGACGCTGCTGCGACCGATGCCGTTGCCGGTATCGACGCCAGCGCCGGCTCGGAGGGTACTGCCCGGTCCATCGGTAACGTGTGGGGCGATGACGCCTCCCCGGTCCCGGCGACCATCCTCGCCAACCGTTCGGCCGCCACCACGTCCCAGGTGACCTTCGACGAGGATGCCTTCCTCGCCGGTATGCAGGTGACCTATGACAAGGGTGCGCCCGGCAAGGTGCTCATGGTGAGCCCGAACGTCTCGCTGATGATCAAGGATTGGGCCACGCTTCCCAGCGGCCGTTTCCGTGACAGCCAGCAAGGCAAGAAGCTGACCATGATGGTCGATTTCCTGACCACGCCGTTCGGTGAGGTGAAGGTGGTCCTGAACCGCTGGATGGGCTACGACATCGACGGCACCGCGCATTCGGACGACAACGCCAATGCCGCGCTGCTGATCGACCCGTCCTACTGGAAGATCGCCACCCTTCGCGGTTGGAAGTCGGGTCCGCTGGCCAAGACCGGCGACAACTACAAGTATTTCATCCGTGCCGAGATGACCCTGAAGCATCGTAACTACGATGAGGGTTACGGCTGGGTGAACCTTGGTGCGCCGACCGCTCCGTAAGGTCGGTCATGAACCAATGGGGGCCTGATCAACCCCCATGAACCCTTCGAGGCCCTTCGGGGCCTCTTTTCGTTTGAGGAGGCCATAATGAGCAAATTGCAGCGTCAGGTGGAATTTGACGACCACGGCCAAGTGGTCGGTGTGAAGCGGGCTCAGTACATTGACGAGTCCGAGCTGAAGCGAATGCAGGAGCAGCGAGAGAAGACCAGTTGGGCCGGTGAGGAGACCCTGAAGGTCGCCTCGGTCCCATTGGCCTTGGTGGAATCCCTACGCCAACAGGGCGTCGATCTGCTGCAAATGGACCACAAGGAATTGGTGGCGATGCTGAAGGCGCTCGGCTATGAGCGTTTCCTGACCTATGGAGGTAGTCTGTAATGACATTCGGCGAGCTGAAAGAAGCTCTTGGCGACTTGATGGCTCGCACCGACTACACGGATGCGAAGCGAGCCCAACACATCAACCGGGCCATCCGGCGCATCCAGCGGGTGGCCAAACTGCCCATGATGGAACGATCTCACTTTGTGGCCACGGATGACCGGTCGGGCATCGACATCCCCGATGACCTGATTGCACTGAAACACTTCTTCATTGCCGAGACCGGCTGCCACTTGGAGAAGATTGACCTGAACCGGATTCGTCAGGTCGAAGACCGGATTACGGCCGGCCAGGAGTGCCCCCGGTACTTCTACCGGGTTTCCGACCGGTACATCACGCTGCCCAAACGGCCCTTTGAGGACATCGTCCTGATCTATTATGCCGCTTGGGACCCACTCCAATTCGATGGGGATTTTAACGAGATCACCGTCAAGGCTCCAGAGGCCATTCTGTACTGTGCGGCCTCCTATGCCTGCACGTATTTCATGGACTCTCGGGTTCAGGAGATGGAGCAGCGTTTCCAGGCCATGGCGGAAGACCTGAAGGTTGAGCAGTGGAACGAAGAGATCGCCACCAGCTCGGCCCAAACCATTGAGCCGACCACGCTCCCCGAAGCATACCCCGGAGGTTGGTAATGGGCATTGAAGGCTTCCCCACTGAAAAGACGGATGTTCCAACCCCAGGGTCAAAGGACTTCTCGTATAACATGCTGATGTTCCTCGGCCGCACCGAAGCCAAGCTCGATGCGGCCCTGTCTTGGATCAAGGCCCACGAGGACGAGACTCAACAGATGAATCGTCGTATCTCGGCCCTTGAGAGCTGGAAGGCTTGGCTACTTGGTGCGGCTGCAGTGACCACGGCCGGCATGACCACCCTGTTTGCCCTCGGCCTTGCGGCCCTCAAAGGAGAGATTCAGCTATGAGTATTCGAGAAGCCCTCCAGGACGCCCTGGAGGCCCATAAGAATGGGTCGGTGAATAGCTACGGTGCCCACTATCGGGATCGGGCTGAGATCGCCGCTGAGAAGGCGCTGGCGGCCTTGGAGCGCGTCTACGAGATCGAGCGCCAACGCCAAGAGGCGGACATCCGAGAAGCAGCGAAGAGTGACGTTGCCGGGTCCGCTGTTCAAGAGGCCCGAGAGGCGTCCTCACAGGCCCGTGTAGCGGCCGATGCTTGCCGGGAGTGTCTGAATAGGGTGATCGAGCAGAAGGCCGAGGTGACCGCGCTGGTGACCCGTAACGAAGCCCTGATGGACACCTTTAACCAGCGGTACCAAGAGATCACCGACGAGATCAATCAACTGGCCCTGAAGGTCCAACAGGGCATCATCAACATCCCCCACCAACCGGAGTAATCCTATGGAAATCCTTTCCCTCGTTATGGCCCATGTCGATACCGTGTTCGCCATCCTGTTCGGCCTGCACGCTGTTGCCCTTGTGATTGTCAATGCGACCGACACCCCGGCCGACGATGAGGCCCTTGCCAAGGTTTATCGAGTCCTCGAGATGGCCGCCGGCCTGTTCTCTATCAAGGCCAAGCAATTCCCCGGAGAGGCCAAGGTGGTCGAAGAGCTGAAGAACAGCTCCGAGTCCATTGCTGAAGTTGATCGGTGGCTCGGCCGCTAATCGACTGACCCGCGAAGACGCATAAAAACCCCCATGGTGCCATTACGGCCCCATGGGGGTTCTTTGTCGTCAAAGATCGGTCTTGAGATTGTCCGGCGTCCATAGCCGGGGCTGCTTGAGCTTGAAGTTGTAGTCCTGTCGGCGCAGGATGCGGGTGAGGCGGGCTTGTGTGAGGAGGTAGTCCTCATCGAAGCCCTTACTGTCCGCCAGGGCCAGGGCCGACTCCCAGGTCCATCCCTGCTTCTCGAGCCACTTCCGGCCCGAGACCGGGCCGACCCCAGGGAGCCCAGGGATGCCATCCACGGAGTCCCCGGCGACGGTCTGGATCAGGTGCATCTGATCGGCCTCTTCAGGCCAGACATAGACGGGCTCGGGATGGTCCGGGCCACAGTGCCAGCCGGTGATGGTGCGCATGTCCTTGTCGGGTGACCAACAGATGCGCTCATCGTCCCGGTAGGTCTTCATGGTCATCAGGATGCCGATGACGTCATCCGCTTCCAGGGTGGGCCTGAAGTAGACGTCGTCGTCCTTCTTCAGGTGGTCCCGGACCGTGCGGACCGCCAACGGCTTACGAGCATGGGCGCGGTTGCCCTTGTAGTTCGGGTCGATCCCCAGCCGGTAGTTCTTCCCTGAGTCGGTGATGGCCACGAAGACCTCATCGGCCCGATACTGCTTCCTGAGCCCGTTGATGTCGGTCCAGAAGGCCGCCAAGACCTCGTCAGGGTTCACATAGAGCGAGATGTATTCCGGTAGGCCATCTTGGGATTCCTCTTCGGATGGTAGCTCGACCTCCAGGGCACTCGCTCGGTTATAGATGATGCTGTCGGCATCAATCATCAGTAGTCGCGACATTCCAACTCCGTGCAACCTGAGCACTCCATTCGGACGGGTATCCGAACATGAAGGCCCGGTTTTCGTTGTCGATAGGGGTG